AACCATATGTAAGATTCGGTGCATACGAAAGTGATAAAGTGAAATGAAAATCATACAGAACATAAAGCAATGGTGGGTTCGTTGGAGAGAATCTTGGAAACTTCTCAAGTTAATCCGGAGTTGTAATAACTCTACTAAACTGCTTGAGATAATCCAGACTCTTACGAAAATGAACCGGTTGTGTATGCAGTTCACTGAAGATGGCAGCGAACAACTGAAAGTCTATGTGACTGATGCAGAAGTTGACCCGCAGTTCCTTGCAGACTGCAAAGAGAGACTCCGCGGAATTCTCATCAATACAATCGGACGAGAAGTGTTCGAGCAGAATATCGAAGTACTGGAGCCGGATACTGCACTTGCATGGAAAGAGGCAGATTATCAGATTGCACGGGCAGAATGGCATGAAGCAGAGCTTCAATACTACAAAGCAGTGAATATGCCCGGCAATAATCTCCGGGCAAGCCAGTTGAAGAATATGTACGACCGTGTACAGAGTCTCAAAGCACGAGTTGATGAGTTTGAAAATGAGATAGAATAAAGCGAAACTTGACGGTTTCGCTTTTTATTTTGAAAAAATTTGAGCTGAGACTTGATTTTATAAAGTTTGCGTAAATAAATAATAAAATCAAGAAAATGCGAATATTGCTAATTTCGTTTGTGATAAATAACAAAAATAAGGATTGGAGCATCCAGAGCAACGCTCGAAAGTCTTCGCAAATTAAAACGATTAAAATTAATTTTACGTAAAATAAATTATGGCATTACTAGAAAATGGTCCGGATATTCCCCAGAGCTCAAAAGGTCTTCTTGGACTGAGCCATTTCCGGAATAGCCGAGTTGCAACAAGTTTGTGGGAACCGATTTATCAGAATCAGTTCTCTGTGATGCTTGTTCCTCCTATGGGGCTTTCTGACAGAAGTGATGAACGCGTGAACGTCATCCTCGAAGGTGTACAGAGTGTTGGACAGATTCCGACATCTAAGGGTTCTGGTGTAGTTGAACAGAAATACAAGTTCGCTAACCGTAGTTTCGCAGGAGCAGTTCCTGAGAACACGATTCTCGATTTGCAGATTACGTTCGCTCTGAACCTGAGCTATGATAACGGTGGTCCTTCTAACTACACTTATAATTTCCTGCGTGAGTGGGTTGACCTCATCTACGATCCTCTGACCGGTCGTCAGGGTCTGAAGCGCGACTATGTTGCTCCTTCTATGACGATTACGATGCACGACCGCGCCGGGACTCCATTTTGGTAGTGGATCCTATATTATGCGTTTCCGCAGAATGGAGCAGGTGGTCCGACGCTGAGTTATATGTCAAATGACCTTATGCAAGTTCAGATGACATTCCGTTGTGATTGGTGGGATGAGTGTTCATTATGATTTGATTATCAATGAGTTACGAAGATGCGAGACAAATTTAGTCTCGCATTTTTGTTTAGAGAAAAACAAGCGAGAGAAAGATGCGAGGTCTTTAGCCTCGCATATGAATCGCTGAGTTTGTTTAATTTGTTCATATGCGTGATAATTTGAATTCTGCTGCAAAGATAATAATTATTTTTAATAAAGTATCAGAGTAAATTCGATTTTAATGATTTTTAACCTAGATAAATAATAAAAAGAAGTAAACTTAATTGTTTTTATGGCAACACTTCAAGAACAAAAGAACCAGAGGATAAAGGCTTCGTATCTCGCTACTAGGGAGAAACGAACATCTCAGATTGCCTTGACTTTTGTCTTGAAGGTCAGAAATGAGAAGAGAAACAAGAAAGCAAAGATATTCGATTTTCTGGACGGTTGTATGTTGAACGGAAAGTGGATTTGGAATTCACTTGTTGCACAGACAGATAAGAAGTTGAATGAAAAGCCAAGAAAACTGAATACATTCAAGCAGAATGAATTCAAGTCTGTAGTTCACAAAGACTTTGATGGAAATGATGTTGAAGATGAAGTTCTCTATCTTAAATCTTCAATGCGAGACGGAGTGATTGAACAATTCAAGCATGCAGTTGGAGCATTGAATGCTGCAAAAAGAAAAGGCTTGAAAGTCGGAAAAATAAAGTTCAAGTCTGAATTCACTTCCTTGACATTGAAACAGTACGGCATCACGCATAAGATCTGCGGTCCGAACTCATATCAGATTTAGGGCTGCAAGTCTGAGTTGCGAGTTGCCGGAATGCGGCAACTCAGGCAACTCGAGAAAGCAGGCATCGAATATGAACTTGCTACAGCGAAGATTGTCTGTGTGGGCGGTAACTACTACATCCATCAGACAGTATATGTAGACAAAGCAACTTGGTTTGCTTATAAGAACAGAAAAAATTCTAAGCCAAAATATGAGATAAATGCTCTTGATCTGGGCTGTCAGAAGACAGCCACAGATGCATACGGCAAGACTTACAATACACAGGTTGAAGAACCTGAGCGACTCAAGAGACTTCAACGGAAGAAAGCACGGCAGATGAAAGCTGCCGGCTGGGAGCCGAAGAAGAAAAAGAAGGTAAAGTGCTCTAACAACCAGTGTAAGGTAAGAAAGGCTATCAAGAGAGAATATCAGAAACTAACCAACAAAAAAGAAGCAGAAGCCATCAAACTGACTAGAGAAGTTTTAGCCGAGACAGAAGTCTTGGTTATTCAAGATGAAAATCTGACTGGCTGGAAAGCATCTGGTCACGGAAAGAAGGTGCAGCACGGCATTCTTGGTCGTGTCAAGGAACGCTTAATGCGTTCTGAGAAAACACACGTCATCAACCAGTGGGTACCGACTACAAAACTCTGCACACACTGTGGTCAGATGATGAATGACTTGACTCAGCGCGACCGTCACATCGTGTGTCCGCACTGCGGACATGACGACGGTGAGCGGGACCGTCATTCTGCTCAGACTATGATTTGGTTATATTATAATATGAAAGATAAAATAGGTCTGGACGGGACCGAATTCACGCGTGTGGACTTTGATGCAATGCTCTAGGAATTATTTCCTAGTTGCAACATCAGAGAAAACACGTCAGAGCAATTGCTCTGATGGAAGAAGCATGAAGCCGCGAGTAACTCGCGGAGCGTCATCAGGAAGTTATGCCATTGCTGGGGATACAGATTCAACAGACCTTCGTCCATATAGAGCCAGGTCTCATAATGGTCTTCGTTCAGTGCTTGAGCGAATGTGCAGTTGAATCTGTCGGATATAAGCCCGGCTTTCTAGTCTTCTTTCTCATAGCTTTTCTCTTTGTTATAATCGCGGATTTTTGTTGCCTGCTTGTACAGTTTGTAACCAGCATAGAGTGCCCATATACAGAACAGATACAGAGGAAGTTCGAAGAACAGGAACCATTTCCAGTTGAAGCCGACCTGTCCGTAATGTCCTACGATAGCGAACAGGATTCCGAAGAAAGCAAGTGTCACTACAAGAGGTTTCGTGAAATCTTCGAAATGACGGTGGAGAAATCCTCCGATAATATTGATGATGTTCATAGTTTATCAGTGCTGTGAAGTCTTTCTATAATATACTCGAGATAGCCGGTATGAGCAAAACCGATACTCTCGAAGAATTTCTCACGAGGTAGTTTTCTGAGTGCATTGACTTCTGCTTCACTCAGAACAGTAACATCTTCATAATTATAGACAGTGTTCTTTGAATACACATCTTCGAACCCGACATAGTTTCCTGTCACGAATCTCGGCTCTACTTCTCTTAACGAGCCGCTTTTAGTTCTTATCAGTAACATGTTTCTTTCTTTTGGTTTCTATAATATCAGTTCATTCTGAAATCAGATACTCTTTCAGATAATATGATAATCTATTCTTTATAGTCTTGGATATAACAACAGAAAGCCGGCCATTGGATTCTCTTTCGCTTAACTTTATTCTCTGCGAAGTAGTTATTGCATTCAGATACGCACTTGAACAAGTCGCGGTTGCACGTATCGAAGACTTGCTCCGACTTGACTGGAAATCCCCATTTCATGGTGATTTTATCTACTGTTGCTGTAATCTCCGGCTCACAGGGAAGACCGAAATAGCATTCGTGTGGGATTATCTCAACTACATACAGTTCTTTTGCCATAATAAATGTCATTTAATGTTTGTAGTTGCAAAAATAGAGATAATTTTCAGAATTCACAAATATTTGTTCAGAAATCTTACATTTTTTAATATTAATTAACAGCTAGTGTGTTTAACTAGAAACAAAAAGAGAGGCTCATCAGAGTCTCTCTTCTTTCTTCAGATTTCATCTTTGAGTGTGTCTTTGCGTTCTTTCGCTGATTTTTTTCCGAACCATTTTCGGATGCTCATATCTGCGTTATCATCTTTGGTAATCATCTCAAGTTTCTTCTCGTTTCCGAGCATTGCCTTGTAGTCGTCGAGAGACTGTCCGCCCAGACCTTTGAAGTATTGGATTTTATAGCCTTTCAAATCGTTCTTCTGTGCATCGTATTCCTTGTATGTGTAGAACTTGATTCGTTCGTGTCCTTTCGATGCAATCATAATCGGGCTGAGACAGCGGTAGAGCATACCCTGTTCGATGATTTCCGGAAAGTACTGGTTGAAGAACGTGATGAGCAGACCGGTAATGTGCATACCGTCGTGGTCGGCATCACTGGCTATGATAATCTTTCCGAAGTTCAGGTTCGCTTTCTGGTTCGTTTCTCCGAATGTCAGTCCGGTAATCTGTACTATCTGGTTGATTTCTGCATTCTGAATTGCCTTGCTTGCTTTCATATCCAGACAGTTCAGACCGAGACCGCGGAGACAGAACCCAGCTTGAGTCTTTGCATCCTGTCTGGCTACGCGGAAAGCACTGCCGGCAGACAGACCCTCGAATAAGTAGAGTTCGCAGTCTATTCCCTTATTCGTACAAGGAACATATTTGTCCGGATCGAGTCTGCGTTTCTCGTTGGATTTTTCTATCTTGCGTATTTCTTTCTGCTCTTCTGCGCTGATGCGGTTCTTGAAATAGTCAACTACGTATTCTATGACATCTGACTTGCAGATTCGGTCAGTGAACTGTTTAGAGAGTTCGAGTTTGAATTGCGTATTGTCTCCAAGAAAACGGCTCTCTGGAGTCACCAGCGTCTCTTTAGTCTGACTGTCATATGTCGGATTCACTACAGTGAAGTTGCAGAATACAGAATATTTTCCCTGAATGTCTTTCGGGGTCACTTCTAGTTTCTTCTTTGCCTTGATATAAGAAGCGACAGCATTATTGATAGCCGTCTGTGTGCATTTGATATGCGTTCCCTTGTCGCAACTGGCTCCGTTAACGAAACCGATATTCAGCGAACCGCTTGCAGAGAAATATATCTCGTAACACTGTTCCTGGAGTTTTATAAGATCGTTCACCTCAACATATTCGCTGTACATCGAGATATATTCTTCGAAGTTCCGGAATACCCACTCGCTTTCTCGGATTTTCTCTCCGTTGTCTGTATGGATGAAGTGCACAGTCAGACCGATATTCGCAGCAGCCGCATCAATACAACGTTTTTCCACGATGTCGATGAAGTCGTCATCCAGTTCAGATATGCCGTCGAATTTGTCGAGGTCGAACTTGTATGTCAGCTGTGTGTAATGTTCTGAGCATTTCTTGATAACCTGGTCGTTATTTGGTGTGCGCAGATTGTTCGACCATGATTCATAGAATGATTTCTTCTTGTCTGCGGTCTCCACGATGAATTCCTTTGTGAAAATTGCACTCAGTTTCGCTCCGAGTCCGTTCAATCCGATTCCGGTTCTTGCATCGGAATCGTTATAGTTTGAAGATGTGCGCAGTTGCGAGAATATCATCGCAGGGATATACATCTGCTCTTCCTCGTGCATTACTACTGGAATGCCTCCGTTGTCCCGGCAGATGAACGTGCCGTTTGTATCTATTGTGACAGTGACTTCAGTCAGACCCATATTCGTTGAACGGCGGAATTCATCGCAGGAGTTCGATATGACTTCATCAACCAGTTTCAATAATGCGGGACAATATTCTGTTTCGCGGAGCATCAGTTGTGCTTCGTTGGTGTCATATAAGAAGAAACTTTTTGTCTCGTTCTTGATGGAGCCGACGTACATTCCGGGACGGGTGATGACGTGCTCTATCTCATCTAGTTTCTTATAACGGTCTTGTATGTTCGTTATTGCCATATATAATATGTATACGCAGATTGTTGTTTAATCGAGAAGGTCGTCGCCCAGAATTATATCCCCGTTCAAGTGAGTCGGCTCACAAAGCCCTGGTTCTGGAAGCGGATTCGTGATAAGTCCGTTCTGTTTATCAGTAGAAGTGTCTGCATACAGCATCTTCTCCACTTCAGCAATCATTTCCGGAGTCGGACGGTCTTCATCACTTATCGGCATCGGGCCGTATTTCACTTCTGGCTGACTATTAATCTTGTCCAAGTCAATCGGTCCGCATTTCATATCTTTGATTTCACTATCAGTCAGAGGAATATGCCGTGCATAGTCATCCCACGGACTCGGTTTGAGGTTTGCCAGAGGTTTCCACTCTTCTTCGGGAAAATCAAAATGTGCAATCTCGTAGTGACAGTATTTGTCCATAAAGTAATGGACAGTGATGCCGCAGAGTTGGATGATTCCCTCCAAGTCTTTTCTTGTCATCGGACAGCCGTGAATAGTTGCTCGCTTGATGATTTTCTTTCTTTCTCCGTCACCGACCCAACAGGAAATGTTGTTGATAACGTATTGCTGCTCACCTTCTACATTATGCCATCCGGATGAACAACTTATCATATAGTCTCCTTCATCAAAATATACGTTCGATAATCTATTGCCTTCTTCTCTTTCTTTGAATCCCTTGGATAAAAGTATGTCTCTTGTCAGAATCGTACTATCAAAATAAAAATTAGTCATATCGTTAATCTCGTTCATTTGCACTAAATTATATATCTTTTAATAGTATACAACGGTTTTCAGTCTTTTTCTAGCGTTTTCGTTTTTTACCTGTTTTATGTTTGATAAATAAGGAAATTTAAAGAGCACGCTCATCAAAGACCGTCTCTGGAAGATAAGAAAAATGATTGAAATTAACGACACCAAAAAATGCTACAATTCGTTCAGTTGTGTATTGAGCGTACTTATTGTCCTGTTCGTCGTTGTAAGCATTGCATACGATATGATTGTATCCAAGCCTGCAATGAAGAGTACTATCGATGATATCAAGATTGAAGTGAAGGACATCCGCGAGAAAATAGATGCGCAGATTGCCAATGATTCTATTAACTACGCAAAGATTGTAGAACACCAAAAACAGTTGAATGTAAGACAGTCGATTATCAAAGCTAGTGAAGAATAATCACAAAAATATAGCAAAATGGGTAAATTCGATTTTAACTGTTATACTATACTGATAAATAATTCAAAGAAACAGAAAGAGGCACTCTCAGCAGTGATGTCAAAGAAATAAAATGACACCCAAGAGTATATAGCCGGAAAGAAAACTGAATGTGAGTTCCAGAAAAATAAATTGGTTCCGAATAGTAGAACGCCGGATGTTTTAACAGAGTCGCCAAGGATGAGATGAATGTCTCTGATATATCTGTTAAATAAAGTCCGAAGTGATACATTAGGATGAAATCAGACGAAGCAAACGAAAGGAAACAATCCTGGATTATTCACAACAAGGACGAGCAAAATTAAAAATTATTTTCAAAAATAAGCTATGCAAATTAAAACTAACAAACCTGCTGCTAAGTATGCAGCAGTTCGCGGCAACCAGAAGGCCGTAACAGAAGCTTGGGCTCCTACTATTAAGAAGGTGCTCGGCGAAAGCATCAGCGCTGACAAGATGGAGTGGATGTCTCAGATTGCCAATAACATGGTAAATGAGGACGCTGCTAACTACAACGCTAACGCTTACAGCGCAATGGGTGGCACATATCAGCCTTATAACAATCAGTACAACACTCTCGGTGTTGGTGACGTTGTTCCTGCTGGTAAGCCCGCTATGACCGGTGCAGACTTTGCTGACAACCGTATCAACGGTTCTGGCGACAAGCTTCCCGCTTTGCTGCCTCTCGCTCTGAAGGTTGCTGCTAAGACTATCGGTTTCGAACTCGTTAACACGACTCCTCTTCAGGGTCCTAGCGGTGTTTTGCCTTACATGGATTATGTATACACTGGTTCTAAGGAGCCTTATGGTGCATCTCCTTCTTGGAATGCTCGCACTACTAATCCTCACGTAAACAGCCAGACTAACGCTCCTTTCGAGATGTACGGTCTGCCTCACGCATTCAAGGCTAGCATCAAGGGTGACGAGCAGAATACTCCCGGTGCTATCAAGCGTAGTCTGAAGGGTGCTACCGCACTTCCCGCTGGTACTATCCTGACTTCTGCTACTGGCACTGCCGATAGTTCTATTCCTCACAAGCATTATGGCCAGGACGGTGCTCTCATCGTTGAGTTCATCGGTTGGAGCCGTATTGATGGTGACCCAATGTTCAAGGTTATCGACGGTACACAGTCTCTCGGTGCTTACTTCGTAGGTGATGGTCTGACCTTCACTACTACTTACAAGCCCGTTGGTGCTACTGAGGAAATCGATGCTGAGATTACTCTCGTTGCTCCTAAGCTCATCTCTATGCTTGAGGACCAGATTCAGGGATTCACCGGTGCTGGTGAGCGCGACCGTGACGCATGGTACGGCACATATCAGGACGGTACTACTCTGTACGAGCCTATGAGCCGTGGCGTTGGTGAGCAGACTCCTGCCCGTCAGATTTCGCTGAAGCTCTTCACCAAGAACGTAGCTGTTGGTACTATCGAAGTAGGTTGCGCTGTTACTCAGGAACAGGTAACTGACCTGCAGAAGCAGTGGGGTATCGATGTTGTGAAGATGGTTGAGAACGCCGCTATCAACGAGCTGTCTCAGACTATCAACCGTCACATCACCAGCCGTCTGTTCGCTCTCGGTTGGAAGAACCACTACAAGATGGTTGAGGTTGAAGGTCCTTCTGCAAACCTGAACATCTCTCTCGACCCCTCTTACCTGCCTTCTAGCGAGGTTCGTATGACTCCTGCTTTCGCTATTCCTCAGAATGGTGCTGTAGGTGCTGACGGTGTTGAGTACATCAACCAGGTTAACGTGGCTCTGCCTTTCAAGCCTCTGTACATCCCTGCTGGTGCTGCATTTGAGAACCGTGACACTCTGATCAAGCGTATCGCTGTTAACATTATGGCTGCTTCTAACTGGATTCTCCAGCGCGGTCGTTATGGTGCTGCTACATTCGCTGTGACCAACATCACTATCGCTACTCTGCTCCAGAGCAACGCTCAGTATCAGTTCAGCCCAATCCAGAACAACATTCCTCAGACTGGTGGTAACCTCTATCCTATCGGTAACATGTTCGGTCTGACCATCTATGTTGATCCTCTGATGGCTGGTTCTGACAACCGCGTACTCGTAGGCCGTAAGGGTGGCAAGGATGAGCCAGGTGTTCACTTCTGCCCATACGTAATCGCTGAGACCTATCGTACTATCGCTGAGGCTACTATGGCTCCGAAGATGATGGTTAAGTCTCGCTACGCTTTGGTTGATGCTGGTTTCTTCCCCGAGTGTCAGTATGTTACCTTCGTAGTAGATGCCGCTGGTATCTGATAATCAACGAGTTACGGCAAAAAATTGAAGTTTTACTTCAACAATATTTTAAGGAAATGCGAGATGAAAAATCTCGCATTTCTTTTTGTAATAATGTTAATGATTATTAATTTTTCGATAAATAATATTGTTAATCCAAGATATTTTGTAACTTTGCAAAAAATTAAAGAATGTCGAAGAATTCAATAGAAAAACTCGGTATTGATACAGTCGATAAACTCATTCAATATTATAAAGACGGGAACTTGACAGACCGTCAATTAATAACGTATGTCAAAAATACAAAAGAATATTCAGATGAGATTATCAAACGAACATCATTTCTTGATGAATATAACCCATATGATATTATCGAAAGACTCTATTATATTGTCAATGGTTTGACTGATGTTGTCAAATGCAAATATTGTGACCGTAAAGCAACTTGGTTTAAGCGAGGCTTAAAAGAAGGTTATCGTGAAATATGTGACTCAAAAGAATGCCGTTCTAAACAATTGGCAGATTCTCATACTGGAAAGACTCTTATCAGCGATAACCGCGATGCTGAGTTCATAGAATGGCAGAATACTGTAACTCAAGTCAACGATGATATTATCAAAGAACACATCAAATATGATAAGTTCATTCCTTTAATTACTAATCCTGTTATCCTGGATTATCTGAACAACAGATATAAAGACAGCGACAGCATTGAAGAAACATTGAAGCGTATTGAACTCGGTATTGAAGAAAAACCGAAATGCGCACTACCTGGTTGCAATAATCCCGTATCGTTTATTGGTCGGAAACGAGCAATGTTTTCTAAGTTCTGTTGTCCGGCGCATTCTGCACAGTCTGAAGAGACTCGCAGAAAATGCAAAGAGACTAATTTGGAACACTGGGGAACAGAGAATGTCTATGACTCTGGGAAATATCGCCAGAAGATGCTGGATGAGTATGGTGTTGAATATATTTGGCAAAGAGAAGATGTCAAGGAAAAACGCAATATGACTTGCCTTGAACGTTACGGCACGATTTATCCGACTCGTGTAAAGGAGATAATGGATAAAGTTCGTCAGACCACATTAGAGCGTTACGGGAATGAGTGTATGTTCTTGACTCCGGAAGTATTTGAACTGGCTCATAGTGAAGAAACAATTCAGAAGATTCGAGAGACTAATATGAGCAAATACGGTTCTATTAGTCCGTGGGGCTCTGCTGAAGTTCGTCAGAAAATAGCAGAAACTAACAAAGAACTGTACGGAGAAGAATGTATGTTCAATGTCCCAGAAGTAAAAGAGAAAGCACATTCACCAGAAGCGATACAAAAACAAAAAGAAACAAACAAAGAGCGGTATGGATGCGAGTGGCCGTTTGCAACAAAACAAGCTAAACAGCATTCTTTCGAGAAGATGAAAGAAAACGGGAAACTTCAGAAATCTCACAAGGAAGATGAAGTTGCTGAATATATTGCATCACTCGGTTATAAAGTCGAGCGGCATCATATGACTGAAGAATTCCCGTTCAATGCAGACATATACCTCCCAGAATATAAACTCTATATAGAGTACCAAGGTTCTCATTTCCACAATACGTATTCTTTTATGGGAAC